ATGGACACGAAATAACACCACCTGTATATTATCCTGGTGTATTCTATGACTTAATGACTAAGGAAGAATATGACTTTGGAACTAACGAGGTATTTCCAACAGATTGTGTACATTCGTTTTTAGGTTATGCAAAAAATGCAGATGGTATTGATGTTGATCCTGATGAATTAGAAGAAATATAAAACAAATAAAATGAAAGATAATATCTTAAGTATAAATTTAGAAACTCAAACAGCTCCTGTTGTCACAGAAGTTAGAGGTAAAGACTATATAGAATACGGAACAGAAGATTGGAAAAACCTTTATCCTCAATTCTTAATAGACTTATACTATAATAGTTCAACTCACGCAGCTATTATAAATTCCACAGCTGAAATGATAGCAGGACAAGACATAATTTGTGAAGAAGAAGATTATAACTTAGATACTTATGTTAAACTTAAAAAGTTTTTAAGACACGCAAATAGCAAAGAGTCATTACATCAAGTCATAAAAAAGGTAGCTTTTGATTTTAAGCTTCAAGGAGCTTACGCATTACATTGTGTATATAATAGAGAAAGAACAGAAATAGTTGAGGTTTTTCACGTACCTGTTGAGAGGGTAAGAGCAGGAAGACCAAACGAATTAGGACAAGTAGATACATACTTTATATGTGCTGATTGGAGTAATACAAGAATGAACAAACCTTATCCAATAGCAGCATTTAATGTAAACGATAGAACATCAGGTAGTCAGTTATTATACTCAGGAGCTTATTCTCCTAATATGGACATCTATCATACACCTGATTATATAGCTGGTTGTAATTGGGCATTAGTAGACCAAAGAGTTGCTGAGTTTCATTTATCTAATATAGAGAATGGATTTAGTGGTAGCTACTTTATTTCTTTCGCAAATGGAATACCAACACAAGAAGAACGTTTCCAAATAGAACAAAGTCTTACAGAGAAATTTACAGGAGCTAAAAACTCAGGTAAGTTTATATTGACATTCTCAGATGATAAAACTAGAACACCTGAGATAACACCAATATCAGTATCAGACGCAGACAAGCAATATCTAGCACTTCAAGAGCTATTGGTTCAGAATATCTGTTCAGCTCACAGAGTAACGTCTAAGACACTTTTAGGAATAGATTCTACAAATGGCTTTAGCTCAAATACTGACGAATTAGTAAACGCAGCTAATTTCTATCAAAATACTGTTGTTAGAGGTTTTCAGTTAAATATCTTAAATACTTTACAGACTATATTCTCAGTAAACAATATGGACTTACCTGTTGAGTTTGTACAATTAAAACCTATCACAATACAATTTGATTCTGAGACTATCAGAGAAGTTATGACACAAGACGAAATAAGAGAAGATTTAGGATTGCCTAGTTTATCAGATGATGAAGAAGTAGTAGAAGATAGAGATGATTTTAGTAAAACAGAAAAGGCAGAAAAGACTGAACTTGAATCTTTCATTGAAGAATTTGGAGAAGATATGCCTGAAGAATGGGAATTAGTAGAAGAAGAAAAAGCTGACGGAGAACATACTGACTTTGACTTTGAAGAAGTTTTAAATGATGTAGCTAATGAAAAGATAGAATTAGCAAGTACAGGTAGAGCAATACCTAGTAGAAAATCTGAACAAGATGGTGTATCTAAAAAGACTTATGATTATTTTAGAGTACGTTATGTATATACAAAAGATAATTTCTTAAGTCAAGAAGGAGAAACTAGAGAATTTTGTAGAATTATGATGGGTGCAAAAAAAGTATATCGTAAAGAAGATATAATTAATATGGGTAAAAAAGTTGTTAATCCAGGATGGGGGCCGCGAGGTGCTAATACTTATTCTATATGGCTTGATAAATGTTGTAACACATTGAAAAACAACAAGTTAGAACTTTATAAAGGAGGAGGTAACTGTCATCATTATTGGTTACGTCAGATATACAAAACTACAATAGGAGAGTCTAAGACTACTAAGATAGAAGATGCTGACTTAATAGGATATACTAAAGCTAAGTCAGAAGGGTTTACTGCTAAAAAGAACAATGTATTAGTAGCTAAACCACCAAAGAAAATGAAGAATAACGGATTTTTAGAACCAAGATAACTATGGCATACGTATTATTTATATCAGAAGAAAAACTTAAATCAAGTACAAGTACTAACCTAAATGTAGATCCTGATTTATTACTTCCATTTGTAAGAGAAGCTCAAAAGCTTTATGTAGAAACTGCTTTAGGAACAAAACTTACACAGAAGTTAAAAGACTTGATAACAGCAGGAACAATAGGAGATGTAGCTAATGCAGCTTATAAGACGTTGTTAGATGATTACGTTGGAGATTGTCTTCCTGGATATAGTCTATATCACGCATTACCTTTTTTACGTTTTAAGATAGAAAATGGAAACATATATTCGAAACAATCAGAAACAGGCACAGCGTTGACTACTGAAGAAGCTCAATCATTTAGAGAAGAAATAATGAACACTTGTTCATATTACAGAGAAAGGTTAATAGATTATATATGTAATAATATGTCTAGCTTTCCTGAATACACTCAGAATAGTGGAGCTGATGTGGATGCGTCAAGAGCCAACTATTACAACGGAATGAATCTTGAGAGACCAATGCCACAAGGAACTAGACTAACATTAAGAAACTTTTTAAACGCATCTGATTATTCATAATGAAGAAACACTATAAACCAAAATTAATTAACGTAACCAAGCTGAAATCCTACTTAGAGAGTAAGCCTAAAAATAACAAGAATGAACGACCTAAAAGACACAATACAAGTAGGATTAGCTAATGGTTCAGCTATTGGCTTTACTTTAGCTAGTGCAAACGAAATATTAAGTTTTGTTGCATTGATACTTTCAATAGCATATACAATATATAAATTTTTTAAATTTGAAGATAATAAATAAATGGCTCGTAAAGTTATTTCAAGCACTTCTAAGAGCATTAGAAGAAAAAGAAAGGGTAGACACTCAAAGCAAGACAAAAACACTTACAGAGGACAAGGGCGTTAGTCTAGTCTTAATTAGAGATACTTTTACAAAGGAGTCTATAATTGGTAAGTTATACGTTGATGGAGAAATGTTTTGTGATACTCTTGAGTTGCCTTATAAAGATAATCAGAGACGTATTTCTAGTATTCCTATTGGAGAATATAATGTAAGGTTTAGATACCCTAGAGAAAGTGGTACAAGAGACTATTTACACTTATTAGTACAAGATGTTCCTAATAGAGACTATATACTATTCCACAAAGGCAATAAAGCAGAAGATTCAAGGGGTTGTATTCTAGTAGGACAGAAACGTGAACATAATTTTGTTAGTAACTCATCATTAGCTATGTCATTGTTAATGAAAGAAATAATAAATTTGGGAGGAGAAAATATTAAATTAATAATTAAAAATAAATAAAATGAAAAATTACATTCTTACACAACTTCTTACATCTAAGAAGGTATGGTTAGGACTAGCATCTATTGTTATTCCTTTAATTGCAAATGCTTTAAATGTAGATGAAGAATCAGTATCTAAAATTTGGTGGTCATTAATCGCTATGTTAGGTGGACAATCATTCGCAGATTTTGGAAAGTCAAAGAAATAATCGTTATAGGTTAAAGCCACACGAGATAGTCGCTTTACAGAAAATGAGAGAGTCTGAAACACGTAACATATTAGTTATTGGAGACTTACACGAACCTTTTTGTTTAGATGGCTATCTTGATTGGTGCATAGATCAATACTACACTTATAAATGTACTGAAGTAGTATTCATAGGAGACGTAATAGACAACCACTTTTCTAGCTATCACGAAACCTCAGCTGATGGTATGGGTGGTGCTGACGAATTAGATTTTGCTATTAAACGTATTGCAAGATGGAGAAATGCTTTTCCTAAAGCAACTGTAATCATAGGAAACCACGATAGAATCATTATGCGTAAAGCACAGACTTCAGCAATACCAAGTAAATGGATAAGGTCTTATAAAGAAGTATTAGAAACTCCTGATTGGAACTTTGTAGAGCATTATATTAAAGATGATGTTCTATATCAGCACGGAGAAGGTGGTACTGCTAGAACTTCTTGTAGAGCTAATATGATTAATGTTGTACAAGGACACTTACATACACAAGCTTACACAGAACATTATGTAGGTAAAAAGTTCAGAGTATTTGGAACTCAAGTAGGTTGTGGTATAAATCACAAATCTTACGCTATGGCTTACGCAAAGTATGGTAAACGTCCAGCTGTTGGTTGTGCAGTTGTATTAAATAATGGTAAAACTCCATTAAATCTTTTAATGCCTTTGTAATGAAGAAAGACATAACTTGGCAATTATTTGCATTTTATTTGCTTATAATAATTATACTACTTATATCTAGTCATTTCCTTTCTTAACACTTAAATTGTTAATAAGTATATTAATAAACTTGTGAGTATCGTT